CGAGACACTGTCCATTCGACTCCACTCTCTCTAGTCCAATTGCTTACGCAATTGAGGATCTCAAGTCTATAGGAACCTGAGGCGGGACGGGTGTTTCAACACCTTCCTGAAACTGTTCCACTCCTTTTGCTAGGAGTGTTTTCAGTTTCCTCTCTAGAACCACCAGAGTCGTCTCACCCCTCGGATCACTCTGAGGGGGGACGATAACGTTCTCAGTATTCAAAAGATAACTGAGATCGGATTGTGGGTCCCTGGCCGGGACCCCATAGCCGTCTTCGTCCATGCTGGAATCGAGCTCAATACTCGACGCACCAGTTTGGACGCTGAAAGCTATTCTACGACGAGACAGCTCTTGCCGGAGTAGATCACTCTGCCGATCGTCTTCCTTTTCAAGAAGACGCTCGACATAGAGCGCTAGGCGATAGCGGTATATAAGAGACAATCCTTTCGGATTCATCCCAAGACCGCCCATCCACTCAGGTATTGGGGCAATGAGATCAAATATTCTCTGTTGCCTCTTCCTAAGTAGTGCTCTACCCGATGGCCCTATATTCTTCACAATATCCAAGAACGAGCGGTCAGAGACCTCCCGCCACTTGGGTTGTGGATATATATGGTCATAGGTAATGATCTTACCAGCAAATTCGGCGACATGACACGACGTAAGACACTTCGCTTCCGCAACAGGGATCTGGTGATAAGCCAGGATCTCCCGGTAGCGTTGGTGCAAAGTATCTCCAACAATACAAACATCATCTCCAAGTACAGCGAAATCGCCGCTCTTGGTATCACGACGACACTGTTCCAATAGTGTCACGTGAGATAATGAAAATAGGAAGAAAGAAGGTCCAAGGCCGAGCGGTTGTCCGCACTTCCATTGGATGCTTCGTTCTTTCTTGATTGTTGGGTCCCAAACACGCCAAGGAGCACGCGATATTGAAACGAAATCCCGCAGTAACGGGTGAAAAGCGTTACTGTAGTCTTCGTTCAACCTCAGGTGGGAAACCTGAAGCCCCAGAGGGTAGTTGTTCGTAGCATCAGAGAGGTCTACTGAGTAGACTTTCTGGTTGCTAGTCAACCATCCCTGGACTTTCGCTATTCCTTGCGACTGATCAAAGGTAAAATCTAGGCCCTTCTTGAAGTTCTCGCGGACTATGTCCGCGATATGCTGCTTGAGAGGGTCCAGGTACCATTGAACAACTCTGTTTGGGTTTGCCACAGCACGGAGTTTGAAGCCAGGTTCTTGCAGAAAAGAAATCTTTCCTGCAAAAGTCGGACATCTATTTAATTTGTCCTTCTTATAGAACCTGTCGACTAATCCGCGTCCATACGGTGAAAGGGATCTGAGATAAGGGTCTAAAACCCCTTTCCCAGAAGGTCGAGTGATATCGAGACCAAGCCTTTGAGCCTGGATCACGTTATCCCAGAACCATTCCCCAACACATGTCTCCGGAACTGTAACTGTAGACATCTTCTCGTGCGACCACACAGGCACTCGCCTGGATGGTGACAAAGAAGAGTGCTCGATGGGGCGACGGGCTTCTTGAAATCCTCCATAATTTGGTAGGACAGCAAGGAGTTCCGTAACATCATCGGACAACCTTTCGACCGATGACTGAAACTTAGTCCACTGCTTAATGGTCACCTTAGGAGACAGCTCCTGAGAATAGATCATTAGAGCGGCTAAGCTACGCATCGTTCGACGCTTATTGATGGCATAAGGATCGGTAAACAGACACTTAAAGGGGCCTCTCGGCCTCCCATAAGGGTCTAACGCGATCCACTTGGGAGTGTAAGGGTCATGGGCCAGTCTCTTGATAAAAAGGAGTTTTAATTCCTTCAACCGAGACACTGTCCATTCGACTCCACTCTCTCTAGTCCAATTGCTTACGCAATTGAGGATCTCAAGTCTTTCTGACTTAGGGATTCCAATAGCACATAGGCGCGCACAGGCATTGCTTTGACTTGTAGTCATAGTAAGGCTCCAATCCTTTAATGGGTTAGATGTGTTACAGCATGTCTATTCACGTCCAGTGAATCAGACACAAGACAGCTTCGCAAGAAGCTG